TGGGCTCCGACCCCGTGACCGGCTACGCCCACGAGTTCTCGGTCTGGAAGGGTGTCGTATTCTTCTGGCCTGCCGTAACATTCACGACCGACCACGACTACCGGCTTCGGGGCTACCGTTTCCCGACCGACTGGTTGGCCGGTGCCGCCACGACTGAGCCCGACTGCGACCCTCGGCTCCACCTCCCTCTCGCTCACTACGCCATCGCTCTGTCCTACGCCAAGCAGGAGGACGAGACGCTGGAACGCACCTACATGGAGCGTTGGCAGCGCGACGTCGAGATCGCCCGTTCCGCCATCATGGACCCCGGTCATCACCGTCCACTCATGATGGGGCCGCGCCGCTGGCGTCGTGTCGGCTACAACAAGCCCCGATTCAACTACACCATCGACGTACCATGACCGAACTCCAGACCATCGACATCGACAGATTCGATGGTGGCCTGAATCGCTGGCGCAACCAGTTCAGCATCGAGCGCAACGAGTCGCCGCTGATGCTGAACATGGAGATTGATCCTCGTGGTGGCTTCTACACCCGCAAGGGTTGGTCGCGGTGGAACGCCGACGACGCCATTGCCACGGTCGCCAACTGGAGTCCCCGCAACACGTTCTTCCACCTGCTTTCCACCGGCAGCTACGTCGTCTATGTTGCCAACAACGCACTGATCGAAGCCGCCCCTTCGAGCGCCGCGTTCGCCACACTGGCGATCGCCGGTCCCACCAACATTGTGCCGACCGCCTCCCCGCACTTGGCTGACTTCGCGGCGTGGGGCGACTACGTCTACATCGCCTGCGGCAACGCCACCGCTACCCACCGCCGCAACGGGACAGCGACGCCGACAGCAGCGACCGACGCCTTCGGCAACTACAACGACGACTACACCACCCCCGATGCGATTGGTTCGGGGGCCATGCCGCGCTGTGAGTTCATCGAGACGCATGGTGGCTACGTGTTCTGCGCCTACACCAAGGAGAGCACGGTCTTCCCGAACCGGCTGCGCTGGTCGCATCCATCCCAGCCCGAGAACTGGGCGACGCTCGACTTCCTCGACATCAGTGCCGGTGGCGGCAAGATCACCGGGCTGCGGTCGTTCCAAGACCACCTCCTCATCTTCAAGACCGACAGCGTGTGGGCGCTCTACGGCTACGACAGCGAATCATGGCAGCTGGTGAGGGTGTCCACCACTGCCGGTGCCCCCAACACGACAGCGATCACCGCCTCCGAGACCGCCGTCTACTTCTTCTCTGCCGCCGAGCGCGGCTCCATCTTCGCGTACAACGGCAGCGGCCCACCGGTCCTCATCAGCCAGAACCTCCGCACCGTGCTGGAAGACCTGACGACGCCGAACGACGTGTGGCTGGCCTGGGCAGGCAAGCGCCTGTGGTGTTCGCTGCCGTGGACGTATGACGGCGTAGTCGCCAACCAGTCCACCGTGTTCGTGTTCGACCCGCAGGTCGGCAACGGGGCGTGGACGGCGCATCGTCCGGCTCTCGGCCACGTCAAGAGCATCGTCGAGAACGCCGACGCTTCGATCGGCTACCCGCTGGCGTCAGTGAATGGCAGCTCGGGCGCTGCGTGTCTGGTCAAGCTCGACTTCAACGACGCCCCGGTCGACACGATCCTCGAAGACCTGACGCTGTCGCCTGCCGACTGCTACTACTACACCGGATGGCAGCACGCTGGGTGGCCGGAGCGCCGCAAGTCGTGGCGGCGACCTCGCTTCGTCATCGACCAAGTGGACGAGACGGTCGAGATCGACCTGGACATCTACTTCGACTACGACGAGGGGGCGCCGATGCGTTCCCACGTTCTCTCCGCCACGTCCAGAGGGACGGCGTTCTGGCGTGAGACCGGGTCACTCGAAACGAACGGCTTCGAATGGGGCGACGGGACACTGTGGGGTGCTGGCGGCGCAGAAGGCTCCGAGATCGTCCGCGCCGTCCCGGCAACGCAGGATCTCAGCGGCCTCGGCGTCAACCGTGCAGTGCAGCTCAGGGTCAGCACCAACGCCGAATACGCTGGCAAAGCATGGGGCGTCAACCTCATCACGCTCAAGTACATCCTGAGGAGATTCACGACATGAGGTACCCGCATGGCTGACATGGACCCACTGGCAGACATCTTGAATGGCACGGCCGCTGACGCCACCGACGTCCAAGCCAACTTCCAGATCTTGGAGACGTATATCAACGGCGTCAGCCTGGTCCGCACGGACGGCACCGAGGTGATGACTGCCGACCTGGACATGGATGGCAACACGCTCGCCAACATCTCCGGCCTGGACATGAACGCCACGAAGATCACCGACCTCGCTGAGGGCACTGCCTCTGGCGATGCGGTGAACTTCGGGCAGCTGACGGCGGCGACCTCTCCTGTCGCTATCGGTAGGGTTGCCCATAACATCGTGACGGCTGCACAGACGTTGACTCTGGCCTCCTATGCGGACGTGACGGGCCTGACTGGCACTTGGACTGCTTCGGCTTCCAGGCTGTACCGGATCAGCTATCGCTATTCGATCGATTACGTGTCCGGGGTGGCGCAGTTCGCCACGGCCCAACTAGTGAACGCGGCCAACACCCAGTACCAGGCGTCAGACCTCGCCATCACTCGCGGCGGTGACGGTGCCACGGTCTTTGCCAGCCACGTCGTCTCCGGCTTGTCCGGTTCGCAAACTTTCAGGGTCAGGCACAAGTTCGACAACGCAACCAATTACACGACGACTTCCTCCGCCCTGAATCCGGCCTACTTCCTCGTTGAAGACATCGGATCGGCCTGAGCCATGCCGTACACGCCCCCCGCCTACGGTGACTACGGACGCCAGAAGGCCGACACTCAGTACAAGTACGGGCAGGACTCGGTCAGCAACGCCTACGGTCGCTTCATCAGCCAGCAGCGTGGCCAGCGGGGACTCGAAGATTCGTACCAGGGGTACCAGCGCCAGTTCCCACGACAGACCGCACAGTTCGGTCAGCGTGGCCTGAGCGGCTCAGGCATCCAGTCCGGTGTGATGCGGAACTCGATGAACAACTTCATCGGAGACTTCGCCCGCGACTACGGACGCCAGCAGCAGGACATGACCCAGTCACTCCAAGGTTTCGATCTTTCCCAGGCCAACCTTGATGCTTGGCGTGACCAGCAGATGGCAGCAATCGAAGCTCAGAAGCAACGTGACATCGCCAACGATGCCAGTCAGCTAACGTATCTTCGACAGATGGTAGGAGGCCTCTGATGGGAGCACCAGTACTCGACAGCGGCACAAGGACGAAGACGACCGCGCCGACCACCTCCAAGCCGGTCTATCCCGGTGGCTACGATCCGACCAAGAAGGCCCCGACTGGTGTGGCGACTGGCGACATGTACAGCGGCGGTAATTTGCAGCCCGGAGAGTCGCAGATGTACTCCGACTGGACCAACCTCCTCACTAACATCAACCCTTACGGCGGCATCCCTTCCGGTGGCAGCGGTGGCGGCGGCGGAGGCAGCAGCACGCCTCCCCCCGACTACAGCCAGTTCGGCGCATGGGCCGCACAGGCCAGGCCCGGCATGTACGGCTTCACTCCGCTGGAGCAGAACTACCTGTCGTGGGACCCGTCGATGTTCGACAAGGCCAACCAGGGGATCACATCCGGCATCGCCGACGCACGCAAGCGTGGTACCACCGCCTTCGACCTGGCAGCCCAGCAGTACCAGAACTACCGGGACCCTTACGCCTCCGGTCCCAAGGCGTACAGCCCTGGCGTCGACCCGGCGCTGATGGCGTCGATGCAGGCGTGGGGTGGTGCCGGTTCCGGTGAAGCCATGCGCCAACAGGACTACGCCAACACCGCTGACGCAGCGATGGGCAGCATCTATGACCTGCTCGGCAGCGTCGGCCGTCAGTACAACGCCGACAACCTGGCTGCCGTGGGTGGCGACCGGATGCAGTTCAACCAGGGCGTCGACATGGCGGGCAACGAACTCCGGCTAGGTTCCGACATGGCGCGCGCTCGTGCTTACGGTGATTGGCGGAACCGCGACAACGACGCCCGCAACGCCACGGCGATGGCGAACTGGGGCCGCAAGAATCAGGTGGGTGACACCAACGTGAGCACCACCAACCAGTGGAACCAGGGCATCCTCGACGCCATCCTCGAAATGATCGGCAGCGGCGGCACCGGCATCCCGGCAGCTGGCAACGACCTGTCGAGGCTCATCACCCTTCCGCAGTACCGGTCAGCGTAGGAGGAAGCAATGACGACGCCAGAAGAAATCGCCATGATTACCATGATGCTGAGTTCGGGCATCGATCCGCTTGGCGTCGGCATCCCTGACTACGCGCTCGGTGGGGCGCAGATGCCCTACGACGCTAGCGGCGACCCCGACTTCCAGAAGACGAGCGACGTCAAGAACCAACTGTCGATCATGTCGGACCCCGCCTTCCTCGCCACGTTCGGTGGGGCTGGTGGCGGCTATCGCCAGCAGGACTTCCAGCCGACCATGAAGTACGAGCCGGTGCAGGCTCCCGGTTTCATGCGGATGCAGCAGTACCTGAACTCCAGCGACCCTGTGTCTCGCTACATTGCTGAAGTCATTGCGGATGGCGGCACCGCCAACCAGGCGGAGACAGAGCTACGTCAGATCGCCAACGACCCGACCAACGAGCTGTACCCGGAGATCACCCCGTACATCCAGTCCTACGACGACCAGGGGCAGCCGATGCAGGACTGGAACCGTGTCCGAGAAATCGCCACCTCACTGGAGAAGGACGTTCTCTACGACCCGCAGTTCAACGCGACCGACCCCAAGACAGGTCTTCCCGCCTGGGGTGAGCCGGAGGAAACCGAAGCGATGCGGTACTTCCGGGAGTCTGGCCTGCCCATGCCCGACGAACGCTACGGGCTGGAGACCATCAACCCGGAGAAGGCGCCTCGCAACGCCGAGGCCCGGTCCGGCATCCAGGCGTCGAAGCAGTCTGCTGTCACTGCGCGCGGCGACCGCGACCGTCTCCGCCAGGAGATGCTCGCAATGCAGAAGGCGACCCTCAGTGGCAGCCTCCCTGTGGGTGACATCGCTTCGCAGGTTCGCCAGGCTGTTGAGAGTGCTAGCAATGGCGGGTTGACCCCCCAGCGCGGTGGATGGGCGGATGATCTGGAGCGGCTTACCCAGGACCCTGCTGCTCAGCTCGGCAGCACCCTCAGTCGCGGGTGGGACGTGGACACTGGTGATATCGGACGCCGTATCGAGTCCATCTTCGACCCGAACAAGAGGACGCCGCCGACGACTGGGACTATCGGCGACCTCGGGCTCCCTCCCGGCCAGCAGATCACTGCACCCACCGGCAGCCCCCCTCCCGCCTTCACTGCTGCCGACCTGTCGCGCAAGATGGAGAGCGAAGCGGTCAAGGCAAAGAAGCAGCAGATCATGGACGCCAGCCGTCGCATGTTGGCCAGCCAAGGTGACGCTCGCGACCGCAACCTTGGGCTCGGCAAGTACCAGGGTTCAGCCGAGAGCCTTGGCGAGAGGATGCTCCGCAACAAGCTTGCCCAGACCGGTCGCACCCCACTGAACGACACGCTTGCTGCCCGTCGTCAGGCGTTGGCGAGGTTCGGGATTCAAGTCTGATGTCTGCCCTGGACCGGTACAACCAGGGCGTCCAACTGTACGACCCCCTCAACCGGTTCACTGCCGCACCCGCTCCCACCCCTGCGCGCCCAGCGCCCAGGATGCCGCAGTCAAGCGGGCCGATGCGGCAGCGCCATCTCGCCCACATTGCTGCGAACGGGGTGCCTGGGCAGCAGCAGGAAGAGGAGGATGACGGCAACGTCTTCGGCCGTGGCCTCGGCTACGTCATCAACAACCCTCTCACCAGGGGGCTGCTCAAGCCGCTCGAAGTGCTGGACGTCGGACGCCGTGCCGCCACGGTCGGAGCCGAAGAACTGTCGGAACTCCTCGGTGGCAGAGAGTTCGATACGAAGTTCAACGAGGATGGGACTCGCAGCGAATTCGGCAACGAGTCGAACTGGGACAAGATCTTCCGCAACCCGGAGTACGGCGTCGGACAGTTGCTCGGCGACGACACGATCGCCAATTTGATCCCCGGCACGTCAGCCGACCAGTGGGCGAACCGCATCGCCGGGTTCGTCGGCGACGTAGCTCTCGATCCGCTCTCCTATGTTGCCGGTGCCGGGGTCGTCGGTCGAGGCGGCGCATCCATGACCAAGGCGAACCGCGCCGCGCTGGCCGGGGAACTACTGGACAAGGGGGCTGACGCAGCCAAGGTCAACCGCTTCGTGAAGAAGGGTGCAGGGGCAGCCGACCAGGAGCTGCTCGACCT